GGGGTTCCCGACAGGGCACACAGACTTAAATGCTTAGGCAATGCAGTAGTGCCGCCAATACCTGAATTGATAGGAAGGGCAATAAAAGACTATGAGTCATAAAGTCGAAAACCTACAAGGCGGCGCGGTGATGAGCTACACAGAGATCGCCGAGCACATGGGTGTTAGCCGTCAAGAAGTACAAAGGCTCGCACAACGCGGGCTAAAAAAACTAAAACGCAATCCAATACTGAGGGAGTATTACGATGCACTTATTTCCGAGAATGAGGTACGCTGTACTAATGTTGCTAATCGTCATTGGCATGGGGATAGCAGGGCAGGGTGACTACGAGGAGGCGGTAGCAGTTGAGCGACACTACTGCGACATGGTTGAGCTTTGGATGGAGTCGGGAAGGGAAAATGGGCACCCTGACTTTCGAGGAACTTATGCGGAGTCTTGTAATGTTCAGCGATGAAGATGTGGAAAACTTCATTATTGCAGTGAGAGCAGCAGAAAAAATGGCTAATCGCTGGCAGGAAGATGTCGCTATTCTCGCAGACTTTAGAGTCGTAAGGCTAAAAACCAATGACGAGCCACCACTGGAAATCGTTAGATACTCACAGGTTTAACCGCACCAGCGGTTCCCACAGCGAGGTTTTAATGGTTTGTCCTCGCACTATTGCCGCCTACGGGCGGCTTTTTTATGCGCCAACACTAGATATTGATATAATATGGCGGGGGACGACTATATGTTGCAGACGGTGACAATAGAATGGCATCCCGTACAGCGCGGGACTATGCCACGAGAGGAGGGTAGCTACCTCGTCGCATTCGATGACGGCGCAGTGGAAACATACCCTATGTCGATTAACGATATTACGTTAGGAGAGATTCGCGACGGTTACACTCATGGCCTTTATTGGGCTGACTGTATACCCTCGCCAGTATAGATGGCTAAGACACGAGCGCAGAAGGTTAGAGCTGTAAAGCAGGACGAGTTACGCGCCTATATTGGGGAGCGGAACAGGCTTGAGCATCTATTTGATAACATTGAGAAAATAGAGCAACTGAACCCCGAGGAAGATCAATACTTTGATAAGAAGCTACAACAGCTAAAAGTAGCTAACGAGCAGCGTATCCGATTGCTCAATAAGTATCTGCCAGACATGAAAGAGGAGCAGTCGCAAATCACTGACTTGCCGCCTGTTGTTATCAAGCTAACGAATGCAACTGACAGCACCGCAGTCTGACATCTTCCAATGCCCTAGCCGCTTTCGTGTCGTTGTAGCTGGCAGGCGATTCGGTAAGACATTCCTCAGCACAGCAGAGCTACTTAATCGCGCACTCGCAAAACCCGATCAGAACGTATGGTACCTATCGCCTACCTATAAGGCGTCGAAAGACGTGTGCTGGGATATGTTGATCAATCAAATACCGCCTGAGTACATTGCAAAGACTAATGAAACGGCGCTGAAGATTGACTTCATCAACGGCTCTAGCATTTCACTTAAAGGCGCTGAAAAGCCTGACAACTTACGAGGACGAGCAATAGACTTCGTGGTTCTTGATGAATTTGCCGATATGAAGCCAGAGGCATGGTACGAAGTAATACGTCCGTCACTATCTGGTAGGCAACAACAAGGCTCGGCGCTTTTCATTGGCACGCCTAAAGGCCGCAATCACTTTTACGACTTATACACCAAGGGAGTAGATGACGATGACGGATGGCACAGTTATCAATACACGACTCTACAAGGGGGCAATGTCCCGAGAGATGAAGTTGCGAGCGCTAGAGCTGATTTGGACGAGCGTACATTCCAGCAGGAATACGAAGCGCAATTCGTTAACTACTCAGGAGTCATCTATTACGCCTTCAAGCGAGAAGAATCCGTGCGAAAGCACATAGACTCTATCGACGTTATACACATAGGCATTGACTTTAACCTTGATCCGATGTCAGCCGTCCTAATGACTAGAAAGGGCGACACGATGCACGTATTCGATGAGATCGTGATGTTCGGCTCTAACACGGATGAGATGGTTGACGAGATAAGGGCGAGGTATAGCAAAGCGCGTGGTATAATCATCTATCCTGATCCTGCTTCCCGTCAGCGTAAGACGAGCGCAGGCGGCAGGACTGACTTGTCTATTTTGCAAAATGCTGGCTTTGAGGTACGCGTCCGCAATAGCCACGCTGCAATTAGAGACAGAATTAACGCGGTAAACGCACGACTGTTGAGCAAGGAAGGGCAGCGGCGTTTGTACGTTGATCCCAAGTGTAAGAAGGTGATTGAAAGTTTGGAGCGTCACACATACAAGGAAGGCACTAGCCAACCCGAAAAAGACGGCTTCGATCACATGAACGATGCGCTGGGTTATGCGGTTGAATATCTATTTCCAATTAGAAAGGCTCACGCAACCGTACAGCCGCAGAGGTGGACATGATTTTTAACGTAGATGTCGAATACCAGCATCCCGACTATGAGAACAACGTAAACCGCTGGGAGTTTTACGTCCGCAGTTACATGGGGGGCGAGGACTACCGTGATGGCAGTTATCTCACCAGCTATCTGAACGAAGATAAAAACGCCTATACCCGCAGGCTCGCACTGACACCACTCGACAATCATTGTCGTAACGTCATCCACGTTTACAGCTCGTTCCTGTGGCGCATGGCTCCTACTCGCAACTTTCAAGAGATGGAAGGCAGCGCGGATCTCGAAGCGTTCCTTAAGGATGCCAACCTAGACGGCCAAAACTTCAATTCGTTCATGCGTGAGGCGCAGATCTGGAGCAGTGTTTACGGCCATGTCTGGCTGATGATGGATAAGCCGCAATCTAATGCAGGTACACGCGCAGAGGAAATGGCGCAGGACATACGCCCCTATGTAACGCTGATTACTCCCGAGAACGTCTATGACTGGAAGTGGGAGCGACAGCCAAGTGGACGGCATGAGCTTGTTTACCTGAAGGTTCGCGAGTCTGTTGATCGACAGGACGGCACAACCACTATCACCTATTTCCGCGAGTGGCATCGCGACACTATCCGTCTTATTCGTTACGACGGCGCTGATGCAGCAGTCATTGAAGAGATCGATAACGCGCTAGGCAAGATTCCTGCCGTTAATTTACCCGCTAATCGCTCGATTGTGCGCGGCATGGGTATCAGCGACATATCTGACATCGCCTATATGCAACAGGCTATCTATCAAGAGCTTTCGGAGATCGAACAACTGATCCGAATCTCTAACCACCCGACACTCGTTAAGACGTTTGATACCGATGCGAGTGCTGGCGCTGGTGCAGTGATTAACATTAGTGAGGACAGTGACGCGGGACTTAAGCCGTATCAACTACAGCCGTCTGGGGCGAACCTAGATGCGATCAGAGCATCTATCACCGATAAGATAGAGGCTATCAACAGGATGGCTCACATGGGCGCTGTGCGCGGTACAGAGGCGATCACGCAGTCGGGCGTAGCCATGCAAACAGAGTTCCAAATGCTCAATGCTAAGCTAGCAGAGAAGGCAGACATCCTAGAATTAGCAGAAGAGCAATTATGGATGTTCTACTGCCTATGGCAGGGGCATGATCCGCACGAGGTGCAGATTAGCTACCCTGACTCGTTTGACATCCGTGACTACGAATCAGAGCTTAGATTCCTACAGCAGACGCGAGCGGCAGGCGTTAAGTCTGTCACCTTGCTCCGTGAAATCGACAAGAAAATTGCTGATCTTGTGCTTGATGACGAAGTGCTTGGCACTGCGCACGCAGAGATTGACGACGCCACAACAGCCGTCGGTGACTTTGCGAAAGAGACGCAGATTTACAAGTACCACATCGACAGCGGCCTAGTGACGCCTAACGAGGTGCGTCAGAAGATAGGGCTTGAAGATGTATCGGGCGGAGATCAGCTTCTTGATCCTGTAGCGCCACCAACAAATGGCGGCTGATACCGATCACGCTCGCGCTGTCATTGCACGCGCAGAGCGACATCAGCGTAGGTTAGCGAAAGCACTTGCTGAGTTAGATCAGGAAATCGTGCAGTTGATGTCTGGCGCACCGTTGCGTAACGGGCAACTGTTTGACTTGGAGTGGGCAGTAAACGCACGCACAGAAATCTCGCAATTAGTCCAAGAAAAGTACCTTGCAGAGATCGATGACATTGTTCGTGAGTATTCGGCAGTAGCTGCAGAGGCACAGGCGATGCTTGGCAATTACACGGCCTTTGCTCAGTTTGACAGCGCAGTAGTGTCACAATTGCAACAATTGACGTTTAATGGCTTTGAGGCACTGGGGGAAGAATTCATAGAAGAAGTCGCGACACAGGTGTATAAAAACACCCTGACTAACGCGAGCTTCGCTGAAAGCGTCCAGCAGATACGTAACAGTGTCGATGCTGATCTAGGGCGATATGCACAGGTGGCACTGCACGACGGACTAATGGACTTTGACAGATCGATCACTATGAATATGTCGCTGGAGGCAGGCGCAGAGCGATTCAAGTATTATGGCCCTGATGACGCTAAAACGCGTGAGCATTGCGACAAGTATGTAGGCAAGACGCTTACTATTGACGAGATCAATGAGGCGTGGAGCGACACTTGGAGCGGTAAGCGATCAGGCAGCCCGTTTGTTGTTGCAGGCGGTTACAACTGCCGCCACAGATTTAGGCCAGTGTTCTAGGGAGGACGTATGCCATATCACAAGAAAGACAAAAAGAAGAAAAAGCGCAAATCACGTTAAAATGATACAATTAACCCACTCGAAAGAGGATTCGTTACATGAGCGATGAAATCATGGTAGATGCGGCAACTGAGGCCGCTGTGGATCAGCCCGAGACACAAGAAGCTCAGGAAACTAAGACGTTTACACAAGAGGAGCTAGATCGAATCGTCTCTGATCGGATTGCCCGCACTAAGCGACAAGTCGAGAAGAAGTACGAGGACATCGACGTTAACGAGGTGCGACAACTGTTGGCAGAAAGGCAACAAGCCGAGTTAGAGCAACAGAAGGATCGCGGCGAGTTCGAGCAAATCTTGCGAACAACTGTCGAAAAGAAAGATCAGGAAATACAGGGCTATAAGCAACGCCTAGAGGCTACATTAGTCGATGGCGCGTTACTTACGGCGGCAAGCAGAAATAACGCTGTATCAGCAGAGCAAGTTAGTCAGTTGCTGAAAGGCTCCGTTAAGCTATCTGAAGATGGCTCGGTAGAGGTTTACGACACTAACGGGACGCCACGGTATAACGACAAAGGTGAACTGCTAACAGTCGATGAGCTTGTATCTGATTTCCTAACAGCTAACCCACATTTCGTGAAGGCATCGCAAGGCGGCGCTGGATCACAGGGAGCGGCTGGAGGTGCTACGCCGAAACCTATGTCGGTGGACGATATGCTAGCTAACTACGATAAAGGCGGAAAAGCCGCTTTTCGTGAGTACAAGCTAGCGCAAAAAGCTAACCGCTAACAAATAGGAGACTTTCATCATGGCGGCTACTACTTCTACGACTCTGACAAGCCTCTTCTCAGAGATCATACTCCAAGCTCGGTACACTGCCGAAGAGGAATCATTAATGCTCGGCCTCGTTACTCGCTACGACATTGGCGATCAGGCTGGGAAAACTATCCAAGTGCCTAAGTATCCAGCAATCACAGCAGGTGATTTGACTGAAGGCACCGATATGTCATCAACCACCGTCACCACTACGCACAAAAACATCACTGTTGCGGAAGTTGGTGCGCAGGTTGTATTGACTGATCTCGCCGCTATGGGCGCTGGCAATCCTGCTGAGGAGCTTGGCACTGTACTGGGTAACGCAATCGCTACTAAGATTGACACGGATCTGATTGCATTGTTTGACGGCTTCTCTACCTCTTTGGGTGGTGCAGGCACTGAGATCACTGTTGCTGACTTGATGAAAGCGGCGGCGACTCTCAAGACTAACAAGGCACGTGGCCAGATGGCGGCAGTTGTTCACCCTTGGCACGCTTATCAGCTCAAAGCGAACCTCACTAACACTTTTGTAAACCCGAACGGTGGCGAACTTCAGAACGACGCAATGCGTAACGCATACGTCGGCCAGATCGGTGGCATCGACATTTACGAGTCAAGCAACGTGTCTATCGACGGTTCTGACGATGCGAAAGGCGCGGTATTCGTACCAGAAGCCTTAGCCATCGCTATGAAGCGTGACTTTAACCTTGAGACTCAGCGTGACGCATCACTCCGAGCGTTCGAGCTTAACGCTACTGCCATCTACGGCGTTGGCGAGCTTGATGACGACTACGGTGTTGAGTTGTTGTTCGACGCGGCTCAGTAAGGCATACACGCCCCTTCGGGGGCGTTTCCCTTTGAGGTTTATATGGCTGTTGTCTACCGAGGTGAGCGATTCGAAGATTACAACGTACCCAAGCGGACGCGTAATCATCCTGCAAAGTCGCACGCGGTATTAGCTAAGAAAGGCGACGCTATTAAGCTAGTTAGGTTTGGAGCGCAGGGCGCTAGGACATACCCGCCGACAGAAGGCGAGTCAGAGCGCAGTAAGGCCATGCGAAAGGCATGGTATGCACGACACGCCGACAACCTAAAGAACGCAACAGTATTTGATCCCATCTATTGGGCGGCACGCGTGAAGTGGTGAGCAAATGGCATTTTCTGTAGACACTGATTTAACCGATCTCATCCCTGACATCTTAGAGTTTGGCATCGACACGTTTGCCGATGAACACGCGAGAGCGCAGGGAGATATTGAGCGGGAAATACGCAATCGCTGGTGGCATCGCAAAGGCATACAAGGCGAAATGGATGCCAGCTATTTAACGGATTCACAATGGACGAGAGCGGCAGCGTATCTTGTTCTCTGGAAGTACGCATTACCTCAGCTCACCAACTGGGTTGATGATGATCGCTTTCTACGCATGATTGATTTCTACAAGGTTCGATATGGCGAGGAGATGGACTCCGTATTTGCCGATGGCGTTGAATATGACGCTGACGACGACGGCACTGTAACGAACAAAGAAAAAGAAGTGATTGCACTTAATCGGCTCGATCGATGATTAAGATCAGCACGAAACCTTTACGCATAGAACGCGTCGCCAAGAATGTTCAAAAGGACATAGACGACAGCAAGCGTCTGGCTATGACGCGAACCGTATTGGCTGGTGCAGAAATTATTGAGGATAGAACAGCTAAAGGCCGTGGCATTAATCGCGGCTTTGCTCGTTACTCTAGTTCATGGCTACAAATTAGACGGGCATTAGGTAAAACGAGTTCGACGGTGGATTTGCAGTTTGGCTACGAGAGATTGCCAAATACGCGAATCGGATCACCCAATGACTCTAAATTTGCTAACAGAGTTCAAGCCGCATACAAAAGCAGGCCATCAATGTTGGCGGCGCTTCACGGCAAGGCTCAAAGCAAGACGGTAGGCATTATCTATTTCACTCGCCCTGATGCAGCCAAGCGTGCGGCGATGGTAAACAAGACGCGTCCATTCTTTGGCTTTAATCGCAAAGAGGAGCGCAGGCTAGCGGACGTGTATATGTCGGCCATAAACATTAAGGATCGACGGCAATGAGCGTTAGAGAGAATGTGGC